CGTTTCTTTAAACTACAATCATCAGCATTTATTTGCTGGTACGGAGGTCTATAATGACTACACGATTTCGTGAATATCTTGAGGGTCCTGTTGAGACGACCGAGTTTTCGATCATCTTTACAAACTCTCAAGGCGACGAAACGACTTCTACCTTTGGTTCTCAGATTGAATATCTGAAGGTCAGTGGGATAGTTGACGTGAACACTGCAAACTTTCGCAGTAAAATCGCACATGGCGCTATTATTAACAACGCTATGGAAATGAACGTTGTCACTACCGAATCAACTGGAAGCAGCTTTGTTGCTGTTTTTCATTTGAATAATGGGCAACAAACCCATTCAGAAGGTGGTAGTTATTATAGATGGCTCAGCGACTTCCTAAATGGAGCCGTTGATAAGTCAAAAGTAACTGACTTTGAGCCTGGTCTTGATATTGCAAAGCTTCATGCTTTAGCGAATATGGACCCTACTCCGTATAATTTCGCAGAAGACCTCGCCGAGCTTTCATCAACTGTTAAGTTTTTGAAAGGGAAAGCGTGGAAATTTGAGAAAGTAGCTCGCAGGTATAAGAAAGCTGTTAAGGCCTTAAAGCGTCAAGCTAAAAGGTTAAAGCATCTTTCGAACGCCCAACAGGCTGCATGGTTGGCAAACGCGATGGCTGCGTTGTGGCTTGAGTATCGTTTTGTGTTGACCCCCTTAGTTAAGTCCTTAACGGACCTGCTAGAGGCTTTCAACACGACTCAGAAAAAGAGACCACTTCGGCAAATATCGCGCGGAAAGTATAATAACGAAACCTATGATCAGGGTGAACTTACTAAAGTGAACCCTAATAATGCTGGCCTTTCCTACACCTCCAGATGGAGTGCTGAGGAAGAGCTAGACCTGAGGGCGGGTATTCTCTATGAGATATCCAATCCTCTCGATGGTTTTCGTTTTAAATACGGACTTCGCAATAAAGACATCCCAGTAACACTTTGGAATGTCGTACGTTTGAGCTTTATGGTTGACAGAGTTATAAACATCTCTGCTTCCATCAAAGCTTTGACCAATCTTGCGGATCCTGACTTAAAGATCCTCACCGCATGGTCCACTATTCGTCAGAATTATTCTGAAAAATGGTTGTATCTCTCTGTACAAGATACTCGTGCTGCGCCTTCATCCTGGACTTTGTCCGGCGATGTGTGCAAAAACACTGAGTTCAAGTATAAAAGAGACGTGTGGATACCAAGTGTTGCGGATGCTGTACCTCCTATCCAGACGGATAGGTTGTTGGCTGATGTAACTTCAATCACGGATGTTCTTGCTTTGAGTATTTCCTTTCTCAAATACAAGTAGTCCATAAACTAAAGGAGACATTCTATGTCTTTAAACAACGCGGCGCTTTTAGAAAACGCCACAATGAATCCTGCTTCGGGTGGTACTGCCTTAACTTTTTCGAGTTTAGGCAACAACCTCGGGTCAAATACACTGATAGTCGCTGCAGATACTACTTTAAATCTGCGTCGTTCTATCAATGCTACCGTTTCTAGCCCAAAAGCTAGTTCGGGTGCCCCAGGCGGATATACACAAGCACGTCAAACTTTACGTTTCAATGTTCCTCGGACTCTTGCCAATGGCAATGTGTCTGTCGATACTATTGAATTAAAGCTTTCCACTGATGTCGAAACATCTGTTGCCGATAAGCAAGAGATGTTAAATATCATTGGCCAAGCGTGTGTGGACGCAGACTTTACTGAGTTCTTTACGAACCAGGTGATAGTCTAATGTCCGGGGTCGAGGAGCCATACACCGAAAATCGTCGGTGTTTATTCTATCGCGCAAAATATGCGCTTAGATCCACTGACAAACCTTTTGGCGTATGGCGGAATAGCTGCATTGTGTACGTTGAGCAATCTTCGTGCACTGGTTGCAACCTTTTCCTTAAACCTCGATCCTAGTGTATAATACATTCTTCAAACAGGAGATTCCAATGAAGAACCCCCCATCTTATCAAAGCAAATTCGCTCTTGATACTTTTGATGATGTTTCAACAAAACTTAGTCAAAACATGCACCGAGATTTGGGACGGATAAAACTGTCGTATAAATCTAACCCCACCGCTCTAAAGCGGTACATGACTGCTCAAAAATCGGCATACCTTAAAAAGTATATCGGTTTTGACGAAGGAGAATCGGAAGATGAAAAAGAAATGGACACTTTTAAAAAGTTTCTATTTATTAATCAGCATATGGCGGAATTCAGTAAAGTTAATCTTAACTTGCCTGATGATCGCCGTTCTTTATGCAGTCTATCGATTCGTAGTGATATTTTACTACGTGCTAGGTTGATCGTAAGGTCAATACTAACACCCTTCTCAGAGGAAGAGTTTCTAAAAGAGTGTAAACACTCTGGCGGAACCTCAATCGG